ATATATAAGTATAGGAAATGACAGTCGTACCCTGTCACACCTTGAATTGAGGTGAAAAAATGCGTGAAAGTGAAATTGAAAGAATATTAGTAAAAAAAGTGAAGATAGATGGAGGTATCTGTCTGAAATGGGTATGTCCCTCATTTAACGGTATGCCTGACAGATTGATATTTTTACCAAACGGTCATTTTGGCATGGTGGAACTGAAAGCTAACGGCAAAAAGCCGAGAGCACTCCAGCTTGCACGGCATAAGATGCTGAAACAATTGGGATTCAAGGTTTATGTGATTGACGATGTAGAGCAGATTGGAGGAATGATTGATGAAATACAAGCCACATAGCTATCAGGAATATGCAATCAGATATATTGAAACTCATCCGATTTCAGCACTGCTGATTGATATGGGACTTGGCAAGACCTCAATTACATTGACTGCAATTCGCAATCTCCTTTTTGACAGCTTTGAGGTGTGCAAGGTGCTTGTAATCGCACCGCTCAGGGTTGCAAAAAGCACATGGACTGATGAGATAAAAAAGTGGGAGCATTTAAGCACTCTCACTTATTCACTTATAGTAGGCAATGAAAATGAACGACTTTCAGCACTCAATGAAAAAGCTGACATCTACATAATCAACCGAGAAAATGTTGACTGGCTTGTGAATAAAAGCGGATATAAATTTGACTTTGATATGGTTGTTATTGACGAGCTCAGTTCGTTTAAAAATCATCAGTCAAAGCGTTTCAAAAGTCTTATGAAGGTGCGACCGCTTGTAAAGAGAATTGTCGGTCTGACAGGTACTCCCTCATCAAACGGACTTATGGATTTGTTCGCTGAATTTAAAATTCTTGATATGGGTAAACGGCTCGGATATTTTATCGGGCAGTACAGGAACACATATTTCAAGCCCGACAAGATGAATGGTCCGATTGTGTATTCATATAAGCCTCTGCCAAATGCCGAGAATGCCATCTACGAAAAAATATCAGACATCACGGTTTCTATGAAAGCAAATGAATATCTGAAAATGCCTGAGCTTTTAACAAGCAACTATGTTGTTGAACTCTCCAACAGCGAAAAGAATCAGTACGATGAAATGAAGAAAAGCTTGGTTCTTGAAATCACTGACGGAGAAATTACCGCATCTAATGCCGCCTCCCTTTCAAACAAGCTATGCCAGCTTTCAAACGGTGCAATTTACGATGACGAGCAGAATATAGTTGAAATTCACGACCGAAAGCTTGAAGCACTTGAGGACATCATAGAGAGTATGAACGGAAAGCCTCTGCTTATTGCATATTGGTACAGACACGATTTGGAACGGATAAAGAGCAGGTTTTCTGTTCGTGAAATCAAAACAAGTGAGGATATTTCCGATTGGAACGATGGAAAAATTCCCGTTGCACTTATTCACCCTGCAAGTGCCGGACACGGACTTAATCTTCAAAGCGGTGGTTCAACACTTGTGTGGTTCGGCTTAACCTGGAGCTTAGAACTGTATCAGCAGACAAATGCAAGGCTTTACAGACAAGGCCAGAAAAACACCGTTGTAATTCAGCACATAATCGCAAAAGGCACTATTGATGAGCAGATTTTAAAAGCACTGCAAAGGAAAGATAAAACACAGTCAGATTTGATAGACGCTGTTAAGGCGGATTTGGGAGGTTTTCTAAAATGACATCAAAGGAATATTTAAGTCAGGCATATCACCTTGACAAGAGAATAGACTCAAAGATTGAACAGCTGAAAGCACTCAATCTTCTTGCAACAAAATGCACATCCACATTATCGGATATGCCGAAAAGTCAAAGCATCAGTAACTCCCGTTTAGAAGATACTGTTGTAAAGATTGTTGATTTGCAGGAAGAAATCAACAGGGACATAGACAGGCTTGTGGATTTAAAACGTGATATTGTTAGAGCAATAAAAAAGGTTAAAAAGCCGGAGTATCAGATACTTCTTGAACTGCGATATTTATGCTTTAAGACCTGGGAGGAAATTGCGGTTAAGATGAATTGCAGTATTGACAATGTGTTCAAGATGAGGAATAAAGCCTTAAAAATTTTTGAAATTCCTGAAAGTTGACAGTAAATTCCATAGAATTACAGTATGGACATCTGCTATAATATAAACAGTGAAATAGACTTTGAAAGCCTTGCAGAGAAATTTGCAGGGCTTTTCTTATGCCAAAAAGGAGGAGTTTATGCCACATAAACCAAAGCAGGGTTGTGCATATCCAAACTGTCCAAAACTTACAAACTGGCGGTATTGTGAGGAACATCAAAGGCTGATTGCAAAGCAGTACAACCGATTCACACGAGCGGTTGATGTCAACAAGAAGTACGGCAGAGCGTGGAAAAAAATTCGTGACCGCTATGTGCAGGCACATCCGTTGTGTGAGCAGTGCCTCAAACAGGGAAAAACAACACCTGCCGAGGAGGTTCACCATATCATCCCGCTCTCAAAAGGCGGTACACATAGTACAGATAATCTAATGAGCCTTTGCCAGTCCTGCCACAACAAAATCCACCACGACCTTGGAGACAGATAAAAATTATCTTGAATTTTTGTTGATTACCACCAATATGGGTAGGGGGTATCAAAATCTCTGCGAAGCGTATAGCGGACAACGGCGGAGGGTGTCACACACAAAAACGGCAGTTCAAACGGGGTATTAAAAATTGTGAAAGAAGGTGATTTTATATGGCAAAGGACGGTACAAACAGAGGTGGCAGACGAGTTCGGGCCGGTGACAAGCCAATGTCCGTTGCGGAAAAATTGCAAAAAGGTCAGGCTGTTCGGCTAATGAAAAACGATATACCCGTGCTTACGAGTGCGGAACTTGAGGCCGTTGACCTACCTGAGGGTGCAGTTGTTGAAGGTGCGGATATGCCAAAACCGGCAGACTATCTTTCGGCAAAGCAGAAGAACGGAGTGCCTCTCGGAGCAGATGAGATATACAAGGAAACTTGGTTGTGGCTTAAAGAGCGTGGTTGTGAACGGCTTGTCAATCCGAGATTGATTGAAGCGTATGCTCAGGCATTTGCAAGATACATTCAGTGTGAGGAGGCAACGAGCACCTACGGTTTGCTTGGAAAGCACCCGACCACGGGCGGAGTAATCTCATCTCCATTCGTACAGATGAGTCAGCAGTATCAGAAAAGTGCAAACCTTATCTGGTATGAGATTTACGATATTGTAAAGCAAAACTGCACGGTTCCGTTTGAGGATAACCCGAACGATACTATGGAGCTTTTGCTCAGAAGGAAGATAAAATGATGAACGAACAGAACGAATTGGCACAATTTTTAAAAACACTTAAAAGATATAAACACAGGCTGAAAAGGCAGGAACTTTTAACCTTGAGAGGACAGGCACTTCACGGTGACATAGCAGGAGCAAAGAAAGGCTTTTGTGTTTTGATGGAGGGAAGGAAAATGCAATATGAATAGAGTATCGGAGATGAACCTTGTTGACATAGACAAGCTGATTCCGTATGTGAATAACGCAAGGACACATTCAAAGGAGCAAATCAACAAGCTGAGAGCATCAATCAGAGAATTTGGCTTTATCAACCCCGTAATAATTGACAGAGATTATAATGTCATTGCCGGTCACGGCAGAATTATGGCATCAAAAGAAGAGGGCATTGATAAAGTGCCTTGTGTATTTGTAGACTACCTTACCGATGCACAAAAGAAAGCATACATACTTGCCGATAACAGAATGGCTCTTGATGCCGACTGGGACGAGGAACTTTTGAAGGTAGAAATTGAATCACTGCAAGGTGCTGATTTTGACTTGAGTCTGACCGGATTTGACGAAACCGAGCTTGCGGGATTTTTTGATACTGCCGATGACGCAAAAGAAGATGATTTTGATGTTGAAGAAGAACTCAAAAATCCTACAATCACAAAAAACGGTGACCTCTGGTTACTTGGAAATCACAGACTACTTTGCGGTGACAGTACTAGAGAAGAGGCCTACACGATTCTAATGAATGACAAGAAAGCAAATCTCGTTGTTACAGACCCGCCGTACAATGTAAACTACGAAGGCAGTGCGGGGAAAATTAAGAATGATAATCTTGAAAGTGATAAATTCTATCAGTTTCTTTTCGATGCATTCTCTTGTATGAAAAATGCTATGGCTGATGATGCAAGTATCTATGTTTTCCACGCAGATACAGAAGGTTTAAATTTCAGAAAGGCATTTGCTGACGCAGGCTTTTATCTTTCAGGTACTTGTATTTGGAAAAAGCAGAGTCTTGTTCTCGGAAGAAGTCCGTATCAGTGGCAGCATGAACCCTGTCTGTTTGGTTGGAAGAAAAACGGAAAGCACCGGTGGTATTCAGACAGAAAACAGACCACAATATGGGAGTTTGATAAGCCGAAGAAAAACGGTGACCATCCGACAATGAAACCTGTCCCCCTCATCGCATATCCAATTAAAAATTCAAGTATGAGCAATTGTATCGTACTTGACCCATTCGGTGGAAGTGGCAGTACCCTTATCGCCTGTGAACAGACAAATCGTATTTGCCATACCATTGAACTTGATGAGAAATATTGTGATGTAATTGTAAAGCGTTACATTGAACAGGTTGGTACTTCTGAAAATGTATTTGTTGTCCGTAACGGCAAAAAGGTTTCATACTCTGAACTCGTTAAGAAAGCAGAGGTTGAAAATGAATAGAAAGCTGACCCTCGGCAGTCTGTTTGACGGCAGTGGCGGGTTTCCGCTCGGAGGCTTGATTTGCGGTGTTACTCCTTTGTGGGCATCGGAAATTGAACCTTTCCCTATTTGTGTAACAACAAAAAGACTACCAAAGATGAAACATTATGGTGATGTATCAAAATTAAGCGGAACAGAACTTCCGCCAGTTGACATAATCACCTTTGGAAGTCCATGTCAGGATATGAGCATTGCGGGTAAACGAGAAGGATTATGCGGTACAAGAAGCAACCTCTTTTACGAGGCTATACGAATAATCAAGAAAATGAGGTGTAAAACAAATGGAAAATATCCCAGATTCATTGTGTGGGAAAATGTCCCCGGAGCATTCTCGTCAAACAAAGGTGAGGACTTTAGGACAGTCCTCGAAGAAATCTGCAAAATCAAAGATGAAAGACTATCTGTTTCTAAACCTAAAAGTGGAAAATGGACTAACTCAGGGGAAATCATGGGAGATGCATTCTCCGTTTGTTGGAGAGTCCTTGATGCTCAATACTGGGGAGTGCCCCAACGAAGAAAGAGAATCTACCTTGTCACAGATTTTGCAGGCGAATGTGCCGACAAAATACTATTTGAGTCAGAAAGCTTGTCTGGGAATCTTACGCAGAGCGTCAGCCAGAGGAAAACAGTTACCACAGATGTTAAGAATTGCATTGGAGCAACAGGCTTTGACGGATACAATGCAAAACTGACGGGCAATGTATCTTCTACAATCGGTGCAAACTGCGGAATGTCTACAGGCAGAAACGGAGTAGTTTTGAATGACCAAGGCGGTAACAGAATGGATATTACCGAAGATGTGACTTGCACACTTCGTGCTGAGGCACATCACCCGCCTTGCGTTATTGATTCAGCCGGTTTCTGCGCAGAACATTCAGCTAAAAGTCGAAGTATAGGCTATGAAAAGGAAATCTCCCCTACACTTCGTGCCGGCACAGTACCCGGAGCAGTGATGTTTGAAAATCATAGTCAAGACACACGATATACAGGGCCAATTGAAAAAGCACCCACCGTTCTTTCTACATATGGCACAGGCGGAAACAACCAACCTTTCGTAATTGAAAGTTCAAAATGTTTTGATGTCAGATTCACTTCTGAAGGGACAAAAAATGCAAGACATAATTGCTATCCTACAACAACAGCTAGAACGATTGATACAGGCGGAAACTCGCCCGATTCAAATCAAGGCGGAGTCGCAGTAGTAAGTATTCAAGGTTCAATGATTGGCAGAAAAGACGAAAATGGGCCACAGGGAAACGGTGTAAACGAAGATGTCAGTTTTACGCTCAATGCCACGGACAGACATGCTGTATCTTACGGTATCGACAGGTCAGCTTTCAATCAAGGTGTAAACGCAAAATATAATTTTGTGGTTGAATCCGAACTACAACCCACAATGGTTGCAAGAGGTCCGGGTGCTGTTGCACACTTGGCGTATTCAACCAGTAAAAACTCATATCACACAATTGCAGAGAAAAACATAGCAAATACTCTTGTTGCATCAGATTTCAAAGATCCGCCAACTGTAAGTGAAGAACCCTTTTACATAGTACGAAGATTAACTCCGACAGAATGTGCAAGACTTCAAGGCTTTCCGGATTGGTGGTGCAGTGGTCTTGAAACTGAAAACTCGACCGATGAAGAAATTGATTTCTGGAGAAAAGTTTTTAACGCATATGCTGAAATCAACGGCAAAAAGCCTAAAACTGACAAGCAGATAATCAAGTGGCTTAAAAATCCTCATACTGATTCTGCTGAATACAAAATGTGGGGCAACGGTGTAGCTCTCCCCTGTGTTGTTTTTGTACTTTCACGCATTGTCAATTCTACACAAGAAGAAGAAAATATCTCCTAATTGTTCTCGATTTTCGTATCTTGATTTTTCACCCTTTCAGAGTGATATATATATTAC